CCGCTAAGTGTGCAGCATAAGCTGTCTTGATTGCGTCTGTGTGAAACTGTGTGGCTAATGCTTTTACATCATCACTTTCGCCTGACGTATCTGCATCTGGTGCTACAACATGACGGTGAAATGTTCTGCTAATCTCAACACCGTCTTTCTTGATAATTGTTGCGGTTCTAATTTGTAACATATTAAACGGTTTAATTATCTCTATCTTATCTTGTTCTGTTTCTTCACTTAGTGCCATTGTTTATCTCCTTTATGGCTTTGGACTGACTACCCAATTATCCAACTGGGGTGTTATCCTACTGTATAACTTCCTGAACACATAACGTATTTAGATCCAGTAGACGTATTGCTTGCTGTTGAGCTGTTATTAGCAGTAGGGTATATTGAGTTGGTTCCAATGTTTATGTATCCAGTGCTTGCGTTTGACACCCATGTATTATGTGCAAGGGTAACGGCTGCATACGCACTATTATTCGGACTAATATGAGTAAAAGGCAAACCACCTAACACCCCTGCTACCGAACTAGTAATACTTTGAGTAGCACTATACCAACTAAAATGACAAATATTGCCTATCTTAACATACTGTCCATGTCCTACAGCACCACCAGTTTTGCCAGTCATAGTCATTTGAAAAGTGCCAGTTTCATAGTCGTCTAAGTGATTAGCCGCACCAGTGCCACCAATATAAGCACCGCCTGATAGGTAGAGGTCTTTGAAGCTTCTTGTATCACTACCTAAATCAAGAGTGTTATGTACTGTAACTCCATTTCTAGCGGGACGAATTGCTGTGCCATTACCGGTAAATAAAAGTCCAGTACCGCTAGTAGTTCCGCTTTGGATATAAAGAGCATCACCACCTTCAGATCCAATACTACCTACAGATGTACCATCCTTGTAAAACTCTGTTATATTTCCATCACTACTTGTTCTGTTAAGATTTAACGGTGGTTGACCGCTTCTAACCATTTGCGTACCATTAGCACCATATAGAACAGTACCAGCCGTGCTAAAACTTGTGCTAGTAGTACCCACCATTACATTTTCTGAGCTATCTATGGTTATCGCTGTAGCATCAGCATTATCGTCTATGCCCTTAGAGGTAAACGAACCAGTGTGTGTAACAGCACCAGTAAACGTACCACCTGTAGCAGGTATATAGTTACTGTCAGGTATGTTAGTCTCAAAGGATACAACATTAACAACGTCATTCAGATTAGCTGCAGATGCTAATGTGACTGTACCAGTGCCAGTTGTGGTAAAGTCACTATCATCCATGAGGATACCATTAACGTATACCTCTATTTGTCCAACAGTAAAAGCCAATACCTTACCGTCATCATCAGCACCAGTGAACGCTGTCTGACCCTGCGTAGCAGTGTAGTCAAACTTAGTTCTGCCAAATGATCTTATGTCTTTAGGTTCAGTGCCGATGTATGACATTGATATTCCTTACTCTGGTTTTGACACTTCTACTTCAGAAGCTTTCTTAACAACCTTTAAGTCAAACGCTTGTGCTACCTGCTTGTCTTCACCAACAGCTAGTGCTACTGAGTTAGCATTGCAGTTTGTGACAAGAGCAGCAATGATCTCATCCTTGGCTATTCTAGCTCTGTTAGTCAAAGCATTGTCTGCCCAGTCCTGTGGAACTGCTGCTGCATATTCTAGACACTTTAGTTCTGTGTCGGTTAGTGTTACTTTAATCTCTGCCATATTATACTCCTAGGGTTTTGTGGGCCAAGTTACATCATCTAAACTGGTTGCACTTTTAGTTATGTCACGCAAGTCAGTTCTGTATTTCTTCTGTGCATCAGTCATGGTTAGGTCACTTGATGCCCACCAGTCTGTCTCTGCTATTCTACGGTTACGTTCTTCACGCAGTAGCTTCATAGGTTCTCCTGCTACAAGGGCATCCTTCTTAGCTTTGACTGCATCCCACGTTGTACCGAAGTGCGCTGGGTCTGAGCTTTCTATGGCAGAGCCGTTGCTGTCTGCGCCCATGACCTTGCGGTACATAGTCTCAAACTCAACTTTGTTTGTTGGCTCTCCACGTAGCACCCACTCGTCTACGCCTAATGCTGTTAATGCTGTTGCTATATCTGTCATTTGTTTATCCTAATAAGAAACCTAAAAAATAATTTGATCCATAGTTTAATAGTTGTCCTGCATAACATTTAACTTCTATTGTATCTCCAACAGCAAGTTCAATTATAATAGAAGCACCATTTAATTGGTTAGAACCACCTTCATGCCTACCTCCTATTGGATAGCTAGAATTACCTACTACAGCATTATTTTTGTAAAAACCTGTTCTGCTAGTAGATGCATGATTAGTCCAACATGTATAGTTAAAAAAATATGTTCCTGCCACAGGGGCAGTAAATTTAGAGGTACTTGTGTTATAATTGTTTCCTACATTTGATAGTGCTGTCGCATACGGAACTGTATTCGTTGCTGTTGTCGTTTGACCTCCACTGTTTTCATATGCACAAAAATATGGTCCTGCAGTTTTTAAAATCCTACCACTACTATCTATGGTTAACCCAGTAGTACCGCCAGTGTTCTGTATCGTATCAACTTTTAAGATAGAACTCATTGGGCTATCTCCATTAAGTGCATAAGTGATGGATTATTACCCTCACAAATCCTAACAGTTGTTCCAACAGTACATTTTTGTTGTAATTTGTATGTTGTTGCAGATGTTGTAGAAGGGCTGTCTGACCATGACATCAAAAATTGTCCAAATATTATTGAACCACTGTTTCCGTAATCATAAGATCTGTTTACAGCTTCCATTAAGTCAGTGCTTCCTCTAAGTAATTTAAAAAGACCTTGTGCATCTGCACCACCGTTTTGCATAACACCAGCACTACAGAAATTACAAAGAATAAGTATCTTACTTGATGTGCTTGTTGGAGTAATTGTAGCAGTTAATCCTGTGTCCGAATAACTACTAGAACCCGATGCCGTTTCTGTTGCATAAGTGTTACTTACAACCTGAACAACATGACCAGGGATAGCCACACCATTACCACTAGTCTTTTCGTTTATGGTGTCTACCTTTAGGATGCTCATCCTGCTATCTCCTGAAGATAAAAATTACCGCCATCTCCATAGTCTGCACTATTTATTGTATGTGAAGACTTACTTGCTTTAGCAGCCCCTTGAATAACATAACTAACTGAACTTGTACTAGAAGGGCTATCTATATACATTCTTGTAGAATACTCCATATATCTATCTGAATCGTTTTGTTTGAATGCGCCATTACCATAGGGGTCAGAGCCATTATCACCATTTATAACTGTTCCGTTTCTTGTTACTCTTATTAAACAACCTACCCATTCATCGGTGGCCTGTGCGCCTACATAAACGTGCATTTGTAGTATTAAGAATATTTTACTTGACGTACTAATTGGGGTAATAGATCCACTACCAATAGTTGCAAATGTAGCAGTACCAGTAGTAAGAGAATTTGTAGAGCCTACTACAGTTTGAATAATATGACCAGCAGGAGCAACAAAACCATTACTAGCATCAAGCGTCTGACCAGACGGTACGATAATCTTATTGGCATTACCACCAGAGCTAAGACCTTTTAAGTTTTCTACGTGTAAAGTACTCATATGATTGTCAAGTTCCCATTAACTGTAAGCGTTATGCTTGACGCTATTGTTAGAGGTCCATTACAACTAGCATTGTGTGAGCTAGGTATAGTTGTGTCTGTACCCATAGTCTGATCATTAGTCTGAAACAACGCTGTCTTAGTTGTGTTCTGTGTTGTATCAAACAGTGTAGCTCTAAGGCTGCTTGCAAATGTACCACCACCTGATAGTGTGGGTGCATCTGCTACGCTGAATATGTTGTGAGATATAATAGTTATCTCATCGTTTAGTGCAGCAGCAGCGCCTAACACAACTGTAGTTCCTGTGGTAGCTGTGTAATCAGCAGGTTGTAATAGTATTCCGTTTTGATATACGTCTAGGTTTCCAATAGAGTATACA